GGCGCACCCTTTGAACCAGGCTTTCTCATCCTCTCTGGTGTCTTACCAGCAGCCTTTTGTTCTTTGATACGCTCTCGTTTGGCCCAAATGTTGGCGTACAAGCCCTTCATTTTTTCATAGCCTTACGAGCTTGAGACAAACCAATTGCAACCGCTTGTTTCTGACTCTTGACAACAGGGCCACCCTTACCTGAGTGCAATTTGCCTTTGCCGTACTCTGTCATTACTTTGGACATTTTCTTTTCACCAGCTTTGGTCATCTTCATTTTTTGCCTTTCGGGTCAAAGAATTTATACGCAACAGACTCAAATCCTTTTTTAGCCGCTTCTTTTCTTGCTTTCTCGGCTAACTTTTTGGCTTGCTTTGGGTTCACAGGCTGGCTATTAGTCGTTCCCATTTTCTTCCTCCGTGTCGTTCATGTCAGATTCTTCAGTCACTGGGCCACCAACAATCCACGCTGCACAAGTACGCTTCGCTGCACACTTGAAGTGAAACAGATCACAATAACCTAGATCACCAGCATCAATCACATCCCACGCATCAGGCTCACCCACGCCTTTTGCAATGCAATCCAACATAGTCGGTGTTTGAATAAACGCTGCACAGTTCCCGCAACGAGAACGCTTGGCTTGATCTGGTGACAGTCGCCAACCCTTTGATAATTCCCGCCAATACTCACTGTTCGGCTCATTAGGATTCAACGGGCCATAGTTGGCTTTGTCAATCGCCTTCTGACGATTCGCTAAATTTTCTTCAATGTCTTGAGTCGCTGTCGGACAAGCATCATTCATCTCTTCAGATTCTTTTTGCTCGTTCTTGATCTCAATCTCAATCTCAACCGCAGGGGCAAGTAGTCCAGCCATGATCACTCCAAAAAGAAGGGGGTTTCCCCCCAACAGGGGAAGGTTGCAACTGCGATGGTGGGAGAAATCACCAGAACGCCCCTGTCCTATGAATTCTCCCTCATTTCCAAGAGCCTTTCAATTGTTATGTTCAAAGCGTCAAGTTCATCCATTTTCTTGATTGCCCACATCCTTCGCTGTCCATGAATCCCAAGAGTCGGACTTCTGTGGCAATCTGGACATAACGCCACACAAGTGTATTGACTTCCTTGCTTAACATGGTGCGCTTCACTTGGGCCTGGCTCATCACAAACCGAACAAGGTAATTCCTTAACTTGGGCTAGGTGTCTACGCTGTTTGTTGTTTAGTTTGTTAAACATACAAATCTACCGCCTTCTTCAACATCTCAGGATCAACCTTGCCCCACTCGTCTTGACAAATTTGTAAAGCATTGTCAATCGTGATCGCCCACTCTTTTTTCCATTTCCAATCTTTTGAACACTCAACGCAAATGTTAAGTGCGCTTTTGATTTTTCTGAACTCAGGTGAGTCAGTCTTTCCCATTTCTTCTAAACAGTGAGCAATGATGAAAATCGCCTTGGATGAAGTGAACATCTCTGATTGGCAATTCTCTCCTTCATCTAAGATCAAAAGACTGATCCTGTGGTCGGTCATGGCTTCTTTGACTTTTTGTTTAGCAACTGCTCTTGCCACAGGGTTATAAACGACATTCTTTGGAACACGCCTAACGAACTTCATCGATCTCGACCCCATTCGATGAACACCAAGCCATCAGCCACTCAGTAAACTCGCTTGCTTCTTCTTTTGTAAAGTTTCGTGTCTGGATGCCCAATTGCACGACCCTTTGTCCATCAAGGCTAGGAACGACTTGACCAACCCTTCTATCGGTTTCCGCTGCCCAAGCATCAACAAGAAAGCGTTTCCAACTCTCCGTGTCCCACTTTGCACCCATGTGCTGTGCCTGTTTAGCAACTTGCCCGATGATTGAATGAAACATTGCGTTCTGGTCAATGCTTCTCTTTTCTTCTTTGATTGACAGGGTTAACACATGACCACCATTTAGCCTAGCCTTGATTCTTGGCATTAGGCTTGAGATCAACTCATGAGCCTGTTGGTAGTTGTGCAGTTTCCAATCCATTAAGCCTCCTTGATCAAAACATCAATGCCTGGCTTAACATCATACACTTTTGTTAAGTGCAACTCAACGATCTGCGAGTCATCTTTGTAAATCAGTCCGTTAAAGGCATCTGTAACGGCCTTACAAAGATTGTCTAGGTCTGGCTTCTTTGAAGGCCTCTCAGAACCGCTTAAACAGGCTTCTGTGCGCTTTTTTGAGTATGACTGAGGCACACCCACACGGAAATACAAAAATGCCTCTAATGCCGTTTCTAAGGGTTCTTGACTTCCCATCGCTTGCATAGCGTAAACCCTAACTGCTTCTTCAAAGGTTTTTGTCTTTTTTGGGGTGTAAGTTCCGAATCGGCTCAGTCTTGGTCTGCCCTTTGGGATTGGTGCTATTGGAATGGAGAATTGAATCATCATCATGGATGCGCCTTAAACCAACTGATTCGCTTTCCAAAAAAATAAAGATAGAAGCCAAACCTGTCACGCCATTGCACATGAATATTAATTGGAGTTCCTCCTTCGTTAATTGAAAAACCCCAAAAACGAAAGTATGTAATTCCTGTCATGTGTTTATGTTTGCTCATCTTTAATTCTCCTTAGAAAATCGTCTTTGAATCCTGTAAACAATCCTGATTGATCAGCGTCCAAGTCTTTGACTGTCCACCAAATCTGCTCTTTCCAGCCTGGGTTCTTCGCTAACCTCAAACAATGCTGCATCCATCTCTGATAGATCCCCTGTGATCCAGAGTGCTCTGGTGACTGTGAGCATGGAGTGGCATTGTCTTTCTTTGTGTTCATCAAGGATTCGGTTTGCTTGGTTAATGTTCATTTTTTAAATTTTTCTCTAAGTATTCTTAACGCTGCTAGTCCAGCTTCTCGTTGTCGATCTGCTTCTTCAATTTCAGCCTGCGTCATTTGTTTTTCAATCATTTTTACAGGCTTAACAGGAATCTGTGGGCCAGCATTGCAAAGATTCCTAAACTTGATCGCACTTGGGACAAACTCTCCATCTAGCTTGCTAATCGCATAGTCCATGCTTGGTTTGTATGTTAAGAATCGACCAAGTTGAGTTTTCCACTCTTGTCGAACAAAGTCTGGATCAATGCCATCAAAGTGACGATTGAAAGGTGCGCCAAAAATAGCCATCATCCGAGCAAAGATGTAATCAAGCCCTTCGTCTGGTTGGCAGAAATCAGCTTCCGAGTAACTTGACATTTGAGCCACCTCCGATAAGTCCACGTGTTAAGCCAGATATTACACGCTGATTCATCTGACCAGTCTGACTTAAGTTCTGTTGTTCAGGCTTGATCCAATCTGCTTTAAATCCTCTCCAACCTCTAGCGACACATTCAATCAATGCTTGCTCAAGTGTCCAGTTAAGTTTATCTGCCTCTTTACGAATTTGATTAATAACGACTTCCGATATGACCGCCCTAGATTTTTTACGCTGTTCAGTAAACGCTTTCCACACTTCTTCTGATACGCCTTCAGGCGCAACAACGACAGTTGTTCTTTTATTTGGTTCTTGGTTATTGGTTATTGGTTTATGGTTATTGGTTGCCATTGGGGTAGCATTAGGGGGGCTATTAGCCTCCCCATTGGGGGGGCTATCCAAACCCTTTGACCACCGAACATTTGCGCCCTTTTTTCCATCTTCTGAGAACTTTCGATACTTGGCAATTTCCTTGTCAGCTCTTGGATGAATATAGCCATGCTCGGTGCTTACAAAAAACTCGTCAAGAATTGACAAGACTTCTTGCTCATAATCCCTCATGCCAATCTGACGAGCGATATCTCGTTGCTTGATCGGTAATTCATGAAGGTAGTAGTAGTCAAGCAATCGTCTAAACGCCAAGTCCTCAATGAGCGATAGATGATGCGTGTGACTTTTATAGTCACCTATATGAAATTGGTAAAAGTGCATACTTTTCCTCGCAACCCTCCAGAAGGAAACATGGGCAGGTGGGAGGTTCACTTTTCGGTGCGCTCATGACTTCGCACCTAGCCCTGTTTCACACAATCTTACATCAAAAACAATTTGTGTTGCAACTTCCACCAAAACAACAGGTCGTGCAAGTCACCATGCGCCCTTGGTAGGTGTAAGTGCTGGTGGTGCAGTTAGCCCACACGCTTGTTGATACCACGGCAATCAACCAGGCTGCGATTAGTTTTTTCATTCGGTTTCTCCAGTTTTAACATCTTGGGTCTGTTGCTCCCTGATTTTTCGCAGTTGTTCAGCCCTGTCCTTAGGCATCTCTTTCCACTGCGTAACAGCAGATCGAGTGACACCTAACAGGCTTGCAAGTTTACTTTTGTTTCCAGCAAATGCGATTGCTTCCTCTAAAGTCATGATGACTCCTTTCAGTTTAGCCATCTTAACAGAGTATCTTAACAACAACAAATAAGGGTAAGTCCCTAGACAAAGTGTTAAGTAGTTTGTTAAGATGGCGTCAATGTTTAGCAAACGCTGAACAGATCAAGGAGTCTTAACATGAACATCAGATCGCAACTTTCTAGGAGTGTCCAAATGGACTTCTCAGTTATCCCCTTTGATTTCGCCTCTACCGAGGTTCGCATCCAAGCAAATACCAAGTCTGCCAAAGACTTCTTTGCTAACAAGTTTGGCATTGGATGCGTCAGCATCAATGTCCCCAAGTCTGTCGCCCAAAACGCTCTCGACAAAATCGAGGCAGAGGGTTTCTCTGTTAACCTTATCTAAACATAAGCCACTTAGGTGGCTTTAACTGGAGTCTTAACATGAAGCAAGAAATCATTTACGCAGTCATCACCATCGTGACCTTTGCCTATATTGGCGTTCTTCTGGCATGGAGAGGGTAATGGACGTAGTAAACCACCCGCCGCACTACACAGATCATCCATCAGGTATTGAGTGCATTCAGATCACTGAACACTTGAACTTCTGTCTTGGCAATGCTGTTAAGTATATCTGGAGGGCTGATCTGAAAGACGATGCCATTGAAGACCTAAAAAAAGCAGTTTGGTATATCAACCGAGAAATCGCAAGGAGAACCAAGTGAACACCAAGATGCTTGTCAGGGCAAGAGAACTGTTTTCTGTGCCTTACATCCCCAACGAAATCAACCGAGCCAACCAACGCAAGTGGATTCGCTCTATCCGCAGACTTGGAGACAAGTGGCTTCTTGCAAAAACCATCAGGAGAAATCATGGAATTCAATGACTATTCAACAATAATCATGGACTTGGAACGCACTCTTAAGTCGCTTGAGAACAAGTGCCTTCATAAAAAATATGACGGATACATCACAGAAATCGGTCATGCTCACCAGAAACTCAGCGAGTTGTTGATCTGGATTGCTCACGAGCAGGTGAAGAAATGAAAGAATGGCACGACCTACCCAAAAAAGACGGCGACTACTACTACCTCAAGGTGGTGGACATTTACAGGGACGATGCTCTGTTCGTGGATTACGAAATCTACAAGAACGAGTGTGAAGAACCCATCCAGATTGACTTCTTCCATGAAGCCATTGAAAAGATCATTCAGCAAGTCAAAGAAGATTACAGAGAAAGCGAGAGAAACGATGTTCTGCCCTGACAAACTCATCCAAGAAGCAATTGATGCTTCTAAGCAACACTCACCCAACTTAGACTCACAATTAGCGTTTCAAAATGGCTACATGAAGGCCATCATCGCCAATCTTTGCTATACAATTGAAAGCACACGAGATGAACTCAAACTCGTGAAACAGGAACTTAATTCAATCGGAGAACTTTAATGAAGCAAATCGCATCTGCCCTGGTCAAAGCACAAAAAGCCTTTGGCCCTGCACTCAAGACCTCTACAAATCCACACTTTAAGTCACGCTATGCTGATCTGTCGGCTTGCGTTGAAGCGGTCATAGACGCTCTAAACGATCACGGAATCTTTCTGCTGCAGAAGAACTATGACTGCACAGATGGGGTCATGGTGGAAACTGTCTTTGTCCACGAATCAGGCGAAATGCTTGAGTGTGGAATTGTCCACTTCCCTGCTGTCAAACACGATCCACAAGGCTACGCATCAGCCCTGACCTATGCTCGTCGCTATTCGCTTATGGCGGCTTGTGGAATCGCTCCAGAAGATGACGACGGCAACCGATCTGCTCAGTCTTTCAAAAGCGTAGACGCATCGGCATTGGCTGACATGATCACAGCAATCAACGATTGCACAACTGCTGACGAACTCAAGCAAGCATTTACAGAAGCCTATAAAGCCACTTCTGGCGATGCCAATGCACAGAAAAAGATTGTCATGGCTAAAGATGCCAAGAAGGGACAATTATGAACACAGGTGGGCCAGCGTTTCCAAAACCAAAATTAATGCAACAAGCAGTCAGTTTTGACCATGAAGAAGGCATGACCTTGCGAGACTACTTTGCCGCCAAAGCGATGCAAAGTTACATGATGCAAGAAGTCTGGAATCCAGATACATACCAAATGGCGGCAAGATCGGCATATAGAGTGGCAGACGCAATGCTGAAAGCGAGGGAACAATGAGAACTAGCAACATTGAATTAATAGATTTAATTTTGACCATGAATAGTGCAGACATAAATGCTTTGCAAGATGCTCAGTTTACGCTTGAATCTATCAAACAAGCAGACCCAGGCACTTATGATGAAATCATTAATCAATCTCTGCAATTAATAAATAAAGCACTTGGATTGTCTTGTCATGATGCGATTGACAAAATTGCTGAGCAATTAGGAGTAGAAGTATGACTAAACCAACAGGAATCAAAATGACTATTCCTGATCAGACCAAACACAAAAACGATAAATATCTGATCAATGTGAAAGTGGTCAATACCTCAAAAACACCCGTCAACAAGTTGGAGTGCTATGGCACATACGACAAAGCCACAGTAGACGCAATTCTTAATTTAATGGGTGTTAAATAATGGAACAAAGAACAGACGAATGGTTTAGCGCTCGTCTTGGAAAAGTCACTGCATCACGGATCGGAGATGTAATGGCTCGGACTAAGACAGGATACTCGGCAAGTCGGGCTAACTACATGGCTCAACTGGTCGTAGAACGGCTCACAAACCGCAAGGAAGAGTCTTACACCAATGCCGCTATGCAATGGGGTACAGAAAACGAACCACTTGCCAGATCAGCCTATGAGGTCGCTAATGATGTATTGGTTAAAGAAGTTGGGTTTATTGATCATCCAGAAATCGCCAATTCTGGCGCTTCACCTGATGGGCTGGTTGGTGATGATGGCATGGTGGAAATCAAGTGTCCTAATACAGCCACACACATAGAAACCCTACTTAACAACACGATTGATGGCAAGTATCGTTATCAAATGTTGTGGCAGATGCGTTGCACCAATCGCAAATGGTGTGACTTTGTAAGTTTTGACCCACGGATGCCAGAGGAACTTCAATTGAAGATCATCCGTGTTGACTACGATCAGGCTGAAGTTGACCAGATCGAAGCAGAGGTCACAAAGTTCTTATCTGAGGTGGATGAGAAAGTTAAGAAACTCAACGAGGTAAAAAATGGCATCAGTCAATAAAGTGATTCTTGTAGGGTCTTGTGGACAGGACTGCGAGGTTCGTTTCACCGCTTCTGGCAAGGCAGTAGCGAATGTGTCTATCGCAACCAGTAGCCGAAAGAAGAATCCTCAAGGCGAAAAAGTAGAGGAAACGACTTGGCACAAGTTGATTTTCTTTGACAAGCTGGCTGAGATCGCTGGTCAGTTTTTAACCAAGGGAACTATGGTCTATGTTGAAGGTCAGATCAAGCATGACAAATACATGGACAAAAATGGGCAAGAACGCCACGTTACCAATGTGATCTGCCAAGAAATGACAGTCTTGAAGCGTGGTCAGGAAAAAAACTCAGTTCCTGAAGGTGCGCCGAAAGATGTGGAGATTGATGACTCATCAATTCCTTTTTGAACAATGGGCGAAAGCGGATGCTGTGGGGTATCGACAGTAGTCAAAACCACAGACGCAGCGAGTAGCCCACCCAACACGGAGATTTAAAAAATGTTTGATCCTTTCAAGTTCATTAAAGAAAAGTTTGGCACTTCAGTCCACCAGTTGGTTCGCAGAGATGACCCTGTAACATCTTACGAGGCAGCAGAGAGGGTAGACACCCAGAAGATGGAAAAGATCGTCCTGGAAGCGATTAAAGGCTTTCCAGAGGGGTGCATTGCTGATCAAGTCTTAGAGGCATTGCCTCAGTATTCCTACTCCACTGTGACTGCTCGGTTTTCCTCTCTTTTGAGGAAAGATCACATAGAGATCATTGGGACTCGTCCTGGTCGGTCTGGTCGCCAACAACGCATTATGAGGGCTGTATGACCACAGAAACCATTGCAAAGTGGATGATCGACCGAGGTTATGCCACTGGTCATGGCGACACCATTGAAGACTTGCTCAAAGAGTTGGAATGGCAGATCAGGGAGAGTGAGCGAGAGGCGTGTGCAAAGGTGTGTGAAAACATTTACACAGGCGAAGAAGCAACTGGCGATTGGCCTACACCTGAAATGTGCGCCGCCGCCATCAGAGCAAGGGGAAACAAATGAGTGCAGAAACACTCATGATCTTCCTGATGTGCGTCTATATCCCTATTGGGATGGTGATGGCGTTTTTTGGTTTTGTTCAGATATTGGGGTGGTTAAATGAATGAAAATGATTTGTTATATATGGCTGAGTATTTTATTCAGAAGAATCAGGCACTTTTCTTTTATAGGACGGCAAAATTTAACTCGCCTGATTTGGAAAGATCAATTTATTGGCTATTAATGTGGCAACAAGCCATTGATCAACAAAACAAAGCATTGCAAAAAGTTGCACCAACCAAGCGAATCAAAGGTATGTTGATTGCAGCAGGGTTCACAGGATGAGCGAAAGACTCAAGTGTCCAGAGTGTGGGAAGTGGTCAGATGTGCTGGAAACAAGACCGATCAGAGGAAAGAACATCATCTATCGTCGCAGGGAATGTGGAAATGGTCACAGATTTTTCTCACATGAAGTTGTCATTGGATTGGTAAAGAAACGAGATGAAAAAACCACACACACCGAAAATCAGAGAAATTCTAAGAAGCAGTCCTAATGGCAGAACTGCAAAGCAGATTCACAAAGAAATCCCAGAAATCTCAAAAGTAAAAACAGTCAAAAGCAGTCTAACCAAGATGCCAGATGTTTATATTGACAGATGGGTAAAAGAGACTGGGAGCAGAGGTCAATATCAAGCGGTCTACATGGCAGTCATACCACCTGATGATTGCCCACATCCAAAAGATCGGTTTCCAGAAGTTTGTAAAACCAGATGGGTTGATAGAGGAGCACAAGCATGATTGAAGCAATGAAACAGGCGCTGGAGGCGTTGGAACAAGTCAAACCCTTGTACGACAAGCACCACGCAATTGCTGCCCTACGCCAAGCCATCGCAGAAGCAGAGAAGCAAGAACGATACTTCTGCGAACGATGTGGAAAGCGTTTGTCTGGTGGCATTCATACCTGCACACCGCCAGTAAAAGCGTGTGGCTAAACTCAAGCCAGCATATTTTCTGCAATCTCTTTTGAGTGAGCAACTCGATTCATCCAGCCTTTGATGAACTTGACTTGTTCAGGTCGCCTCTCAACAAGAGCCTTGTAAAACGCCTCTTTTTGCTCAGTGAACCCACGGATAACATCTGCGGGTTCTTTTGCTTTTACAGCCCCCAAAGTGCCGTTACCAATTGCACCATCGTCTTTGACACCAACTGCCCGTTGTAGCAGTTTGGCAGACTGACCAGGGCCAGCGTTCACAGCAAAGTCATAGACCAGATAATCCAGACCTGTCGGCAGGTCATCGCCCTTGATCCGATCCCAAATGCGTGATTTATAGAACCGCATGACCATCTCTTTTGGAGGAGTTTCTTTGCGGTCAATCAACTCCCAACCTTCCCAATCAGGGTTAGGAACACGAGCAATCCCCGCATAGGTCTGACCACCCAAGTCACCAGCAATGTTCGTCAGGCGATAACCTCCCTCAGACTCAATGACCTTATCAAACGACAGTTCCCAGTTCTCTTTCATTTTTTACCTTTCATGTCCATGATTTTTTCAAGAGTGCGACCACCGAAATAGAACGACATGATCAACATACCCCATTGACCCAAAAGTTCCACATAGCGTTCATTGGCATTTTGACCAAAAGCAGACATCATTGCAAAGACAAAATACGCCCCTAGAATGAATATCAGCGTCATTGGTCGGATGTTCTTGGACAGCCAAGAATCGCTTGCCATATCCGCTTTTAAGCGGTCTGTGAGATTGTTTTGCTCGGTCTTATAGGCTTCTAGGTCAATGTTCAATTCACCTAGTTTGCCATCTGACTCAATCTTCTTTAGTTCAGCAAGTGCCTTGGCTTTAGCCTCTTCATTTGGAAGAACTTTGTCCAGAATCTTGCTGCCCACTTCCATCAGGGCTGGCAGGGGGATCATTTTCAGGCTCCTTCTTTAATAGGTCTTGCACAACATCCTTGCCCTTAATAGCCAACAAGGTTCCTAGACTGCCCAAAATGTATTTGGACATATCCGACAAAAGGTAGAAAAATTGCTTATCTGCTGGTGCAATTCCACCCATAGGCTGAGGAACAAACACCAAAGAGAACATCGACAACCCAACCATGACCAACACAGTGGCGCAGAAGGTGAAGGCGATCATGAATTTGATCTTTGCCTCAATCGTTTCGTTGTCCCACTTCATCTCTGTTCACCTTTCAATTCTTCGGGCTTCAACAACTGATCAGGGCACTCTTGGGTGATGGCGCACAGGGGTCGTTTGCAATCTTCCATCTCCCAATTCTTGGGGTTCATGCAGGGGTAGCGGTAATACTCTGGCGCATCACAGCCAGCCAGCAGAACGACCAAAATAAGCGCCCTCATCATTTGTCCTTTGCAAACATGATCCCTTGGATCACTAGCCAAATCAAAGGCGGAACCAACAACACAACCAAGCCGACGCCAATTGCAATGTTGACCATCTCAGCCATCTTCTTGGCCTTCTTGATGGCGGCATCCCTGGCTCTGCGTCTAGCCTCTCGCTCCGCTTCTTCGCCTTCTGCAACACGCTTTTGGATGGCCTCCCAAACATCAGCACGACCAGTTTGAAAGAAGATCATCTTTAGACCTTCTTCCCACTCACGCTGTTGCATCAACTGGACTTCAATCTGGATCGCTTGAGCCAGTGAAGAACCGCCTTCTTTCTTTGCTTGCTCTAGGGCATCAGTTGCCTGTTTCTTTGCCCCAAAATATTGCCCCAACATAGGGGCAAGAGATTGCACATCGTTAACAGTCTTTTGAGCCTGTTTGATGACCTGCACAGTCTTTTGAACGGCTGCAAATGCTGAAAGGGCAAGAGTGATTGGCTCCATCATCCACCTTTAAAGTGAGAGGCGATCCAAGTAAACACACCGCCAACCATTGAGGCGATGGTCATACCCATCCAGAAACCACCTTTGCCCTTGTTTGCCAGTGCTAGAAGTTCCTCCAGTTGGCGTTCCATCTTGTCGACCTTCTTGTCCATTTCTTGGACTTTTTGCCAGAGGACACCATATTTGACAAGATCAATTTCGTTCGACTCCATCTTCACCCTCAAGAGATTTCTTGAGCATACTCATGAAGGCATCACGACCAACGCTTAGTTGTTGACGCTGAAAATCAACGCTTGCAATCTTTCGATCAAGGTCAATCAAGTGATCTAGCATCAACTTCTGCTCTTGGGTCATGCTCTCAATGTCATGCTCTACGCCATCAATATTCACGATTTGGGGCTGTTTGTTTGCCATCTCGTTCTCTCTGTGAGCCACCATCAAAGGCTGGTGGATTGCCTGTTAAACAGATGCTTGGCGCAAAGGCTCAAGATTCTCATTCGTCCAGAAGGTCTTGGCAAGTATAATCTTCAGGTGCTCTTTGTTACGAGCAACAGTATCAGCCCACTCAGCATCGTCCATTTGCTCAGGTTTGCCAGCGTTTAAGAGGTTGACGCTGTCCATAGCCGCCGAGTAATGGCGAGCCACTTCTTCAGCGGACGGGGTTTCCACAGGGGTTGCGACTTCAGTCATTTTCAGGCTCCTTTGAGTTGAGATTTGAGGCTGTCCACCTCGGCAGATAGTTGTTTGACAGCGTTGACCAGATACCAAGTCAAGTTGTCAGGGTCAACTGACAAAACGCCAGTCGATTCTTGCTTCACGCAGTCAGGCAAGACCTGTTGCAGTTCTTGAGCAATCACGCCCAGTTGAACACCTGATTTTTTGACGGCATCAATAGGCTTGAGTTCTGCATCTACTTCCTCGGGCAAACGATACTCAAAGTTTCGCACCCGAATGGCGTTGATTTTCACAAGACCATCATTGTTGTCAACGATGTTTTTCTTCAGGCGTTGGTCAGATGTGGTAGACCAAGAGGCTGAGTTGTTGCCTTGGTAAATACCGCCATAAGTAGAGCCGTTGTACGCAACGATAAATCCAGTATTAGAGCCTTTACCTGTGGTGTTTGGCGTTCCAATTACCAGTTCATTTGTATCTGTTGCCGCATTGGGCTGTGCGTTTGAGCCAATAAATACACCATTAGTGCCACTTGTAAGGTTACTTCCAGCGGTATAACCTAAAGCGGTACTCCCTTGTGCGCCGCCTGTATTGTTATAAAGAGCCTGATAACCAACTGCTGTGTGGTTTGAGCCGGTGGTGTTGGAGGTCAAGGCTTGCATACCAACTGCGGTGTTGCCATTGGCGGTGGTGTTGGCTTCAAGTGCTGACCGACCAACTGCCACATTGTTAGAACCAGTAGTATTTGCGTATAAAGCATATAAACCAAGAGCAGAGTTAGCATTACCAGTCGTGTTAAATCTTAAGGATGTATTACCAATCGCAGTATTTTCTACGCCTGTGGTGTTTGCATAACCAGCCAAAGAACCAAATGCAGTAATTGTTCCAGTCGTGTTGCTATATCCAGCCTGATAACCCACTGCTGTGTTGGTGGAGCCAGTGGTGTTTGAATAAAGCGCAGTTCTTCCTACAGCGGTGTTTTGATTTCCAGTTGTTGTGGCTTGCAATACTCTATTGCCAATAGCCGTATTGCTGTCACCTGTTGCAACATTTAGAGCGAGATAACCAACAGCGGTGTTTACATTACCGACAGAGTTTGTATAAAGCGCGCCGCCTCCAACGGCCACATTTTCTGCGCCTGTTGTTCCGCTGTAAGAAGCCTGATAACCAACAGCCGTGTTGTTAGAGGCGGTGGTGTTAGAGGCAAGGGCTTGGCGACCAATTGCTATGTTTTTTGTTCCAGTAGTATTTGACGCTAAAGGAGCATAACTTCCGATTGCCGTGTTGTCATCGCCCGTTGTATTTGCTACAAGTGCATTTGAGCCAACGGCTAAATTTGACCCTGCCGTTGCTACAAGCAATGCGTTATAACCAATTGCAGTTGTGTTGTTATTTGAAGCAGTACCAGCCGCCAACGCACTCGCACCCACCGCAGTGTTGGTGGACACAGCACCTGCGCCACGCCCCACAGTGATGCCATTAACACCCAACTGTGCGCCATCAAAGGTAAGCACAGAGCCACTTGTAGCCACCTTAGAGCCGTTGAGATACAGAACCCCGTTGGCAGTGCCAGCAGACAGAGTAGGGTTCACATTCGCAAAGGTAGCCGTTCCGTTGATCGTGACAGTATCACCAGAAGCATCACCCAAAGTTGTGTTACCAGTAGACGATAGAGTTGTGAAAGCACCAGCCGCAGCCGTGGTCGTTCCAACAGGGCCATTGAAGGAGTCACCCTTAGTCCCCGCTTGGAAGTCCTTGAGTTCTGCCATCAACTCACGAATGGCATCGTTGATATTGCTAGGAGCGCATCCTTCAGCAATGTTGATGCTGTTAATGTCCGTGTTGCTGTTAGCGGTTGCGCTAAATTCGCTGATCTTTGTTTTTGCCATCGAAATGCCCCTTTACTGTTTCATTTGCTCTGCCTGATAAAGCAGATTGAACATTGTTGGATAGTCTAATTCAGGAATCACATTTTCGACACCTAAAAGACCACGCCTTGCTTGACCTGCTCTGTATGCCGCTTCTCCAACTAAACGAGGAGATGACATGGCAGCACCTGTTAATGCCGCTGGAGCACCACCAACAGAAAACAATCCAATTCCACCTATTGGAGCAGTTGCTCTCTGGATACCTCTCGGAGTCCACTCAGACAACGCTTGTCCAGCCAATGCTGGCATCATTTCACGACCACCTTGTTGCTCAAGTTGTTCAGCAAGTTTTAAACGCTGACCATAATTGGTGTTTGCGTTATTCCGCATCAATGATTGCAACTTACGCATCGCTGTATCAGCAGATGCTTTGTCGCCTAAAGACAACGCTCTTTCAATCTCTCTGATCTGTTCAGTAGAGTCTGTGTAAGCCTTCATCGTCTTTGCATAAGTAGGTGCTTGCTTGTTAATCTCGGTTTTGATCGAGTTGTAAACACCCTTGATGACAGTATCAGAAACAGTCCGTGGCTGAACACCCTCAAGAATTTGACCAACACTTTGCTTCAAAGCATCAATGCCTTCAGGCGTGTGGTATTCAGCAGGGTCTAATTTCTTCCACTCATCAATAATGTCTTTTGCTTGCTGAAGCGTATTAGCCGCATCTTTATTCTTGACTTGACCCTTAAAAGAAACCTTATCAAACTCGTTTTGCAAGGCTTTATCAATACCAGCAAAGTCAATTACAGTCTTATCGCCTTTGATGTTTTGAATGTTTTTTCTGTAAGCATTGCCTCGATCAATACGCAATTGCTCAAGGTTTTGTTTAGCAGTATTAAGAACTTCCATCGGATCGGCTTGACCACGCAAATTTGTAGTGAACTGGCGACCAACATCACCACCTTCAGCACCAGCCCTAAAAGCCTGTTTAACCGCATCAGTTCCTGCGCCAGTAGTCATGCCAAGGACATTAGATGCGCCAGTTCCTAGAGCCTTTGTTCCAGTCGTAACGCTTCTTGCAGTCAATGCCAACGGATCAACCATTGAAGATGCTTGGGATAACTTAGCAGAAATTGCTGGTGCTTTGGTTGTTGCCATTGCACCACCAGTTAAAACTGTAGAAACATCAGCAAGGAAAGATGCAGGGTCATTAGCAATTACTTTCTTAACCCCTTCAACAGAGCCATATCGGTCAAGATACATCTGACCAACCATGTTTGCCGCTTCTCTGGATGCTTTATCTTCACCGATAGCCTGGACAAGTCGTTCAGGGAGGATGTTCTGCAAAGTGCCAGCCATCACATCTAAAACCGCTTTACCAGTCTGCACTGGAGAAGAAATGGCATTGATGATGTCGCCAAGCATATTGCCAACAGAAGGAACAAAGTTGGTTATTGCTCCTTTTGCAACTTGTCCAGCAGTCAATGGTTGCGCTTGTTTTTGTTCAGTTTGAGGCTGAAGAATCTTTGCAGCCATGCCTTTTCCAAACTTCTCATCAAAGAAGTTCGCCGTATCAGGATTTGCAAGCAAAAAATCAATTGCTTGTTGTGAAGGTTCAGCCATGTTTACATTCCTTCATACGGATTTTCATTGAACTTAAATCCACGCAAACTTTTGTTGTTTTGGAAATAGTAACTCTCTGCTTGATTGGCGTAACGGCTTGCCTTGTTAGACAAATCTTGAATGTCTTTCAATGCTTGACGCTTAGACTCAATTGTTTTTCTTGGGTTAGCCAAATCACCAACCGCAGCATCGTATCGTGCCGCATCCCGATCAGAAGTTGGGCCAGAGAACTTAGGAGCATTAACAGCCAATTGGTTAGACAATCGAGCAAGTTGATCATTTGCCTCTTTTGCTTGAGTTGACAATCCAACTGCACCAGCAAGTCCTTTGATTCCTGCTTCGACCACGCCACCATAGGCTTGCTCAAGCAAAGGCGCTGCTCGTTTTGCAATGTCAGCGTTAGTGCTAGCCTTCTTAGCCTCATCTTTAAACTCTTGAACTTGATCAAACTCTTTCTTCTGAGAGTAAGAAAATTGTTCAGGCTTGTTGGCTTCTGCTTGTTGTCTGAGTTGAGCAAGTTGCGCTTGAATTTGTTGATTTCCAAGAGCAATCGCTTGACTTCCTTGAGCAATCTGCAAAGACTGCGCCAATTGTTGCTGACGGAAATCAGCGTTTTCTTTACTAGTTGCGGCTCTAGTAAGAGCATCTCCAATTTGACGCACACGCTCATCAACTTTATCAGGCTCAATTAAACCATGTCGATAACTATTTGCGTATTGATTGGCAACTGCACGAATGTTCGCAGGAATCGTCTGATCATTCGTGAAAATTGCAAAAGGATTATCTTGTTGTTGACCTGCACCAACAAATCCAGCCTTTCGCAAATCAGGAACTAACTTTGCAAAAGTTGACAATGCTTCAAGAGGATTGCTTGACTGAGCCGCTAATGCTTGAAGTTTATTCAAGTCAACATTTACTTGTTTTTGTGCAGGAACAACTTGCGCCCCTGGCATCAAGTTACCTTCCTCATCACGAATGACTTGAGCAGGTTGACCAAACATGGTTTGTTGCTCTGGAGTTTGCGTAACATTGAAAATCTGCGGGAACATGGTTCGCATACGCTCTGCTTCTTGCGTTTTGCGTAGCATTTCATTGATCTGCAAACCAGCCAATCTTTCACCAACACCTTCACGCAAAGCATTCTTATAGGCTTGCTGACCCATCTGCAAACCACGAGCGATAGCCAATGCGCCACCGCCAGGAGTTGCACTTGGCGCACCCGCTTGAAGTAACCCTAGAGCAGCGGCTTGCAACGCTTGTTGATTTGCGTCTTGCCGATAACGATTCAAATCGTCACCAAGCAAACCTGTCAGATAGTCAGGAGTCGTTCCGAAAAAGTCTAGAAGTGCCATTTCAGCCCCCGAACAAACTGCCAAAGAATTGATTGATACCGCCAGAACCACCAGTGCCTAGTCGATCAATGCCACCCAACAGGCTCACACCAAGCAAACCAGTTCCAAGTGCGTTTGCCATCGGATTCGTGTAATAAGGCGTTTGAGTAGTCGTAGAGCGACCAGCAGGGAATCCATAAACCATGTTGAGATAGTTTGTAAGATTCGCTTGCGGTTGGTTCTGCATAAAGTTGAATCGATTTACATCCGACTGCAAAGCCTGTTGCAGATAACCTTCACGAGCCTGACCAGCACCCAACAGATTCTGAATGTCACCATAGTCAGCCATTGCCATGCTAGGGGCAAGTGCAGTGGCTCGCTCTTGTGCGGCTCGTTCTTGAGCGTAGTTCTGATAAGCCAATTGACCAGCAGTGTTAGCGAGTTGATTGGCAAAGGTATTAGCCAACTGACCCTGCAATCCAGCCATTGCACCAGAGCCGTAACGACCAGCCCTAGACGCTTGCGAGGCTAGATTAGCCGTTCCAGTTTGAAAGGCTTGCTGTGCCGCTTGTGCCGCAGGTTGGAAAGCACCTTGAAAGAAAGGATTGCCACCAAGGAACTGACCACCAATCGTTTGACCGAGTTGCTGTTGTGCCGCACCCAACAACGGAGAACCTTGCATGGCTCGTTGCTCAAGTGCTTGCAGTCCTGCTTGAGTCGTTTCGCTCGGAGCGACATAGGTCTGACCAGGGTAGTATTGCGGGCCACCACCTTGATATAGTCGTTGAGCCTCTTGCAAGCCAAATGTCAGATACGGCTGAATCGCAGGATCAATTTGGGTCGTTTGTGTGGATGTTTGAATACCAGTTGCCATGTCAAATCCTTTCTTTAAAGGACTCCATGAATGGGTCATCCACGGAGCAATTATACGAATTAACCAACGATGATGTAAGCATAAGTTTTGTCACTTGTTGCATTTGAATAGTGTGTTAAGGTCGCTTCACCTTTTGTCTGTGCGCTGACATAAACATTCGTTGAAGCGGCAGGGGCTACATAGGTGGCCGTTAAGATGACACTAGGCGTAGCAGGTCGATCTGGGGTCGTTTGCGTCCCCAGATGTTCAATCGTCACCCCAACATCAGATGCTCGCCACATCAACTGAACATAGTCATTTGCCTGTAATTCAGCAAAAAAGTTAAGCGCACCAATTAAATATGACGGATCGCCTGTGCTTTTTCGGGCTGGAATATGAAATTTAGAGTTTGAATTGGCTATGTCAGCCCCATTCTTTCTGAACCAAATATCCACATCCTGACCATCGTTTGTCGTGTTCTTAAACTGAATCGAGAACTGGAAGTTATAGATTCCGTAAGAACGAACATTGATTCGTGAAGAATTAGATACATAAACACCATTGGAATAGTCCGTGGTGTCGTAGGTAATCGCATAAGCCGTGGTCGTGTTAGCCACGGATTGATCGGTTGCGTCCTGAAATGCCCCATAAGGCGAAGAATCCTCGTAGGCGGCTTCAGAGAACGGAACTAGGACAATCTTACTGTCACCACCAATTCGCTCGTCATAGATCGTTGTAGTCGTTGCGTTGCCCGTTGCTAGCGTGACCAGACCAGTGTTGTTGGTCTTGCCATTCATGATCCCTCGGACAATCTCAGAAATCGCCCTCGGATCGCCACCAAACGGAGGAAGTGTTCTAAACATTAGCGCACTCCCTGACCAACAACCTCAACATCCACCGCAACAGCGTTCTTCCAATTGTTCCCAGTTGGGGTGATCTGAATCCGATGGTAATTGCCACCAGACCTTAACGAAACCCTGTTTTCTTGGGATGCCTGAACCGCAGTTCCATAAACAATATCGTCATCCAACTGTTGTCTTGACGCAACAGCGATGCTTGCCGAGCCGTTATCAATCTGCGGTCTGACTAGGGTAATCACCGATCTTTGGCTTCCAATGTCGCCAGTTTGGATGTTTCCAGTCAGGTAAGACCCTGTATAGGTGATCACTCTAGTCCCAAGCGTTCCACCCAAGAAATACTTGCCACCGAGGAACAAAGGAGAGTCCAAGGATTGATCAAGTGCATCAATGGATGCGCTGATTGAGTCGATCTGATCCAATGTCAAAGCCGCCGTTGTTGCTTCAGAGATGTAACTAGACCCTGCAATGGCGTATGTCCACTTCTTTGTTGCAAAGTTGTAGATCACCAGTTTACGAGTGCCATCAATCGCTAGGAAGTTCCACAGAACCAACTTCCGCAAAGGATCAACAGCAGCAGACATATTCGGAAAGTCTGAAGCGGCAGCGTTGGCAAAGAACCAACGATCAACCTTTTCAGACCCGATTGGAATCACTTGCTGACCATCGCACATATAGAAGCCATCGTCAGACAAGTAGAAGGTAATCCCTGCATATTGAGCAATAGAGCCAGCAACAGAACAGCCCTTGTTGCGAGAGATGTTGTCAAATTGGAACACGAACGGAGTCCCAATGTAGGACATACGATAGATGGCTCGTTCCAAGAAGATCACCCCGAATTCACCACCTCGGATGCCAACGATCTGACCCCCATCAGGAAGGTCTTGATAGTCGGACTGAGTGACTTGCGAACTCGTCCATGTGGTTTCGTCATTCAGACCAGACCATTGCACTCGATACTGTTGCTGGACACCAGATTCTTTGATGTTGGCACACACAACAAAATCACGCACGACTGTAATGAATTTAGCAATCGGCGCATCGTCAGAAAGATTACGGAAAGAAGTAGATGTTCCAAGAGTCCAACTTTGCAAGCGTTGAGAGTTATTCGTGGCAATGACCACATCACCAAACTGAGTGAACCTGAATCGTTCGTTACTTGCAGTGGTGTATCCAGATGCACTGGGCTTGATCGTCACATTACCCGATGTGGTCGCAGAAGTGGTCGTGACAGTGAAGGTGTTTGCATCGGTTACAGTCACCGAGAAAGTGCCATCCGTTGCCGATCCAGAGGTGAAATCCAGATAAACCGAATCACCAGTTTTCAGTTTGTGTCCATTACTGGTCACTGTCAGAGTGGTCGTGCCAACCTGAGAATAAGTCCCTGTAAACTTAGAAACATCTGTCAAAGCACCCACACCAGACACAGAGTAAATCGTGCTTAAACCTGCCGTAAACACTTGCGTGTCCCCATCAGGCTCTCTTGCACCATAAAGAGAAATCAAGTTCTCAGCAGCAGCCTCGGAGAAGTTCACAGCAGATGGAAAAGGGCCATACCCGACAGCCTGAGAAACCACATTCTTGGCATCAGTCAATGCACCTGTCAGACCAGGTTGGTCAGGCAACCATTCCGTAAGTTCTATGCGTTGAATAGCCATGTGTTATTTCCCTGTTGTGCATTTGTCCAAGTGTTCGTGCTTGCGCTGATTGGAGTCCAATTATTCGTCCCTGTGGCTACTTCTTCCCAAGTGTTGTCATTGGCTGGCACATCAGACCATGTATTGTCATTGGTCACAATGTCCGACCAGTTATCGCCAATCCTGACACCATTACAGATGACAGTAGCCTCGCAGACCACAGACCCAACGCCACTTGCCGTGATCACACCATTAGCCGTGACTGTTGCATCTGCCGTGATGGTCGCAACTCCATCCAAGACCAGACCAGCAATGCATGAAACAGTCGCTGTTGCGTCAATTGATCCAGAAGCATCCCTGACCCTGATCCCATCAGCAGAAACATTGGCATCGCAAGTGATGGTCGCAATTCCTTCAGCAACGATTCCACCATTTGCCTCTACTGTTGCCGAGCAAGTAATAGAAGCAGAGGCATCTTTGACGATCTGAGCATCACAAGTGACAGTCGCACTAGCCTGAACATCAGCAACACCAAACTGGACTCTGATAGCATCAGCAGACACCGATGCGCTTGCCTCAATAGAAGCAGTCCCCAAGAGAACACGAATTGCATCACAAGTGACAGTAGCAGAAGCGTCAACAGCACCAGAGCCAAATTGAACCCTAGTGCCTTGCGCTGTTACATCTGCAGATGCTGTGATTGTTCCAGCACCGAATTGAACTCTAGTGCCATCTGCTGTTACTGTCGCAGAACCAGTTACCGATCCATAAGCGTCCCACAGCGTGACAGAAGTTAGGTATAACTCACTGTCAAGCGTTAGCGTTAGGTCATCAATTGATCCCTTGAGGTTGTCAAGGGAATCAATCGACCACGGCGGGAGCAGATCAGCCATTTCACGCCAA